AGATGTTGGGGCGGTTAATCCATTATTATATCGACCTTTAGTAACCGCAGTAACCATGGCTTCTTTAACCCCTGAATTTTCAAAGGCTAACATAAGTTGAGAAGTATCAATATTTGAAGGTGCGGTTATGTTTAAATTAATATTAACAGGCCCTGAATCGGTCATTCTTTGTGTTGGGGGTTCGTTTCTATTATTAGAACCCATTAACGCAGATAAAACATCCTTACCTTTAGTGAACGACGCTAAGGTATCTTCAGGTAAAAATTCAACATTTTGACCAGGTAACTTTAACATATCTTTCGCAGTTGTTGTGGGTATTTTTTCGGAAGTCATAAAAGCATTACCTAATTTTTTACTACCATTTTGTAACATTTCAAGAAAAATGTTTTGTTCTTTTGCCAAATTTGATGCCGCTGCGGCCCCCTTATCTAATGCCTGAGACCAAGCTCCGTCTACAAATTTGGCACTAGTTGACATACTATCTTTAACCACATTAAAAGTATCACTTAAAGAACCTTCACCTTTAAATATCTTGTTAATTGAACCTAAAACTTCTTCTGCCCCTGAACCTAAACCACTTCTAATATTTCTACTACTTAATTTATCCCCAGATAAGGCTTCAGCTCCCGCATCGTATAATAGTTTTGGAGCTTCTAAGGCTTGATTAGCAATTTTACTACCAGCCAATGCTCGTCCTGTTCTATTTGACATGGATTTTAAAGACGCATCCATAGATTCTGAAATTGTTAGTTGGTCTTTGGCTAACTCCTCCATAGTTTTTGGTTGAGCCATTTCTTTAAGAGCCTTCATTTGGTCGGGGGATGTTTGTAGTTTTTCAATCGCCTCATTAATACCTAATTCTTCGCCGCCTAATTGAATTTTATACTCTCCACCAGCACCCATTTCGGCCATACCCGCAATTAACCCTTTTTCTTCTTCAGTAAAACTTGACGGGAATTTAATTTTTTGCATTTTATCCGCAACCTCAGCACTTGCTAACGCCATTTTAGCCAATCCATCTTTACCCATGCCTAATTTCTCAGAAATTTCCATCATCTGCCTTTTAGCCCCTGGCATAATTTCAAACTTACCATCCTCACCCAACTGAACAAACTGTTCACTCATTTTAGAGATTTGGTTTTGAAGTTCAGCGGGGTCATTCTGAGCCATGTCCATTAAACGTAATGGGTCTAATAATTCAGAATTTGCAACACCTAATCTTTGCATCGATGCCGCTAATTCGATTGCCTTATCAGGACTAAATAAATCCTCCGCCAATTTAAGAGTACTATTCATATCAACCCTTAATAAAGCTGCTTGGGCCGCCATCTTAGCCAAACCTGTAACACCACCCGCAAAATTAAATTGATTTAATGCGGTCATGTTTGTAAGAACCTCTTTACTAACCGCCTGAGCGTTAACACCTGACTCTCTAGCGATGTTAACCACTTTATTCATTTCACCCGTTACTTGGTAAACTGACATACCAGCATTCTTAAAATTAGTGACAAGGGTTTCCGCAAGTTGACCAGTAACTTCGGCAGTAGCATATAAGTCTTTATAAGAACTTGATGTTAGTATTAAGTTTCTACCTAACGCTTCCGCAACTTTTGTTTGTATAGTGACAATATTATCAAAACTACCCCCCATTCGTTCAACTTCAGAGGCCGCATCGGCCATAGCGGCCTTTAAATTAACAATGTTTTCACGACCTTGACCAAAAGATTTAACAATGGTTGTCGCTTTATCATCAATTTCTTGAATTTGTTTCGCAATATCACCAGCACGTAAATTAGTTGCCAAAGCGTCGGTAATTCTACCAACACTCTGTTCGAGGGCTCCTTGGACTTTACTTAAAAAGTCACCGCCAAGTTCGTTATCTTCAGGTCCTGCCATAGTTTAAATATTATATATGTATAAATACACCAAAAACAATTTTACTAACCGTTTTTAGGCGTATTGTCCTCAATAATTCTATCGATTAGGTACTTTCGCATATAAGTTGGCATAATGTGAAATTCAGTATAAGATAATCTTATAAATCTCGCCAAAAAATAATACTCCTCAATTAAAAATTGTTTGTGATTAGAAGAAAGGCCGAAAAAACTCCACCCCAAAGGTAATCTCGAAAGATACCAAGTCTCCTGAAGGGGCTTTTACTGATTTTACTAAATCTAATGAAGGTTGATTTTCTCTAATAAAATTACGGATATACTTAGAATCCATGATTGGCATTGAGTTAACGAAATTTGAAATTTGTTCCTTGGAATCATTCCCGTTAATTTCAATAATTTGTTTTGCTAGTCTCCAAGTAATGACTGGTGCGGTTCGTCCTACAGGATATTGGTCAGCCATTTTACTGATTTCAGTTGTTTCAGCAAAACTTAATGGTTTTAATTTAACCGAAACTCCTGATTTTGGTAATGTTGTTGTAAAAACACCATTTTCGTCAGGTTGGTGTTGTGTTTTTTTAATGTTTAACTCATCCAATACTACTGTATGTGAAAAAGGTTTACTTGTTTTGGGGTCAGTTACTGATATTTTATATTCAGGTCCAAATGAAGTGTTACGTAAGAAAATAAGAATAGCCTCAATATCACCGTCCAATAATTCTTCAGGTCTTAAATCGTGTTCATAAATTTTACTACGTAATAAAGTCATAATGATATTATCATTACTCATTTGTGTTGCCCCCATCAATGCGTTTTCGTCATTTGCGGTCAAGTAACCGACTTTAATTGATTTCTTTTTTGATTTATAAAATACACCACCTGAAGGTAGTTGTACTATATCGTGAGGTAAGTTAAAACTCTCAGTTCCTGCGTCAATGATACTTTGGTCCATATTGTTTGTCTTTTATAATAAAATATAGGACAATTCGGTTTTTTATAAAGATAATTCTTTTTTTAGTTCAGATATTATCCACTCAGGTCTTTCATTAATATCTTTTTCCCAATAACGAAGTAATATCATTCCGTGGTTTTGACATAAAACATTTTTATACTTGTCATTTTTCTTTGTAAGTTTTTGTGTTTCATACAAAACTTCTGAATGTTTAGTATTAGGATTACAATGATAAAAATCCCCATCAACTTCAATTAATATATTTTTATCTTCAATTTTAAAATCAAATAATCTTTTTTGAAACTCGTATTGGAATTCATGTTTTACATTAAGTAGGTTTAAAATACTTTCAAATTTAAATTCTATTTTAGTCTTTTTATTTGATAATGTAGATTTTAACCACTTTATTCTTCGAATGGATGACTCTTCTTTTAATTTAGGGTTATTCTTATATCGTTTAATTTGAGTTTCAGAATTTTTCTTTTTACTTTCATTAGTTTTAGGAACTCCTTTTAATTTTTTAGAAATTTTCTCACCTCGTTCTTTATTATTACGTAATTTGGTTTTAATTCCTTCAATTTTATCTAACGTTTCAGGTGTTTTGTTTTCCCACCAACCAACATACTTACCTTCTTTCCAATTTTTCTTTTGAGTCTCAATTGCTTTTTGATGAGTTTTAGGGTCTTTATGAAAATTATTTTTACCAGAAACTCTATTGTGATGTGATTGTATAAATTTAGAAAACCCTTTGCCAATCGAAATAAACTTAGTGGTTTTTCCACATCCACATTCACATTTAGGTTTAACACCATTTAAAATATAATCAACATATATTTTTTCAGATGAAATATTATGTTTCTGAATGGAGTGTGACCTTAATGAATTAATACCTTCACATTCTTTTTGACATGTCTTACAAATAAAAATTCCCATATATATAAATATACGGGAATTTTTTAATATTATAAATGGACAGATATATTCTAAAAGTAAAAATCAATAAACTAAAATACAACGGTCCATTCGCATTGTAGCTGTGATACTTGCTAAAGCGTCAGTATTATAAGCCAATGAGTCAAAGTTAACATCCGATAAGAATGTTCCCTCTAAAATCCATTTTTCAACAACAACACCAGTTGGGTCTAACATTTCTAAATCGACATTCTTTTTATATCCCGCAGCATAACCCATACGACCTGTTACAGACTCGGCACATAAACGTACCCACTCCATAAGAGCTTGAGACGCAGACGGACCAATAGGGTCACGGAATTTAACGTTAAGAGTTCCCCAAGTAAAACGACCTGCAACATAGGTTGAAGTGTTTAAGAAGGGAATCTCAACAGGGTTTATAGTTATATGTGGTCTTGACGTAGATTCAACGAACCATTCGTTAATACCCAATGTTGTTGGGAACCGAAGAATGAACCTGTTTTGTCTTTTTGGTTCATACGGTATCGGCATTTTCATCAATAAATCAGCCATTTTTTTTCTTTTTTTGTTATTTTGTGTTTATTTTGTTTTCTATAAATATCTCCAAATAAATTTTTTATCTTTACTTTCAAGATTTAAAAAATTATTCTTAGCATATAAGTATCTAGTTTTATTTATTAATATTCTTTTTTAATTCCTCCTGCAGTAGAATAAGTCTTAATTATATTATCTGGCTCATTTTCAAAATGACTTTTAACTTTTTCCACATTTCTTAAATCATCATCTGAAAAACCAATTATAGGTAAAAAGTTATTAGTTATTTTATTCTTTAAATACGCTTTCTTCTTAATTTGTTCAGAAACTTCTTTAATATACTGAACAAATTCTTTTAAAGCTTTAATTTTTCCTTCTTCGGGATTTGTTGCCGAACCTTCCCCATAACTTACAGGATAAAATCTACAAAGGTCTAAATATTCACGTATAATTTCACGTTTATTTAAATTACCCTCATCGGCAATGTGTCGAAATTTTTCTAAGTTCTTAACTAACTCGTCTGAGTTAATTCCATTTTTATTTGAAACAATTAGGTTGTATACCGCCTCTTTAATTACCGAAGGGGTGTGACCTCTAGCGGTAACGATAGAAAAAATAGACCCGTTATTTAACGCCTCCACAAAATCAGGCCAAGCAGGACCTTGTTTAGCTAACATTGAGTCAACAATAAATTGTTTATCTCCATCAACCCCAAAATATTTAAATGGTTCATCACTAAACCCTACAATAGTATGTCCTTCATATTCAAACGGTTCCTCACCTATGTCTGTTCTATATTCCGCAAAATCCTCAGTTGACATACCAAAATTATTACCGTCCTCATCTTTTAAGATAATCTTAGTTGGCATTATCAGTATGTTGTCATCCCAATCAAATGAATAGTATTTCATGTCAGGTGTTCCATCTTCATCAATACCTTCTACTATTCTTTTTCTATTTATCATTTTCACTATTTGGCTAAACAAGCCGAGGTTTTATGTCGACTTGTTTGTTATTTTATTTTAGATGTTCTCAAAAGATGCACCTGTTGGAG